TGGAGAAAGAAAGACAGGGGGGGTCGCCTGCTTGCTAAAAAAACGACCACCTTTGGCGCTATTACAGCTCTTACACATAGATTGCAAGTTATCAGGTGACCACATATCCCCACCCTTTATTCTAGGTATGATGTGATCTACTGTGTGTGCTGGTTTATTGCATAGGGCACACTGCCATCCATCACGATCTAATATGGTAATGCGCAGTTTCTTCCACTTGCCACTACCTATCGCACGTTCGCTCAATGCCATCCTTTAATCTTAAAATGATCTAATGCTTTACACATCGAACCATATCTATGATTGATGTACTTGATACCCCAGTCTATCTGCTTAATACCATTAACAGTAGCAAGATACTTAGACCTACCTTGTGGTATACCCACGTGCGAACCATTGCGGGCTTTAGGATCCCACTTACTATTTTCTTTTGTGTATAGCTCTATTAGGCAGTAAGCCTCAGTGAAATCATTCAACTGTATGAGTATGTACTGCTTATAATGAATAGGTTTGTAGTTATCAGCTGCAACGGAATAAGTCTTTACAAAGCAAAGATTAACTATGAATAGAGCGATCCCAACTAGCCAGCACCTTGCGAGCTTTCCCTGTCGGGCTCGCCTTGTGGCTTTGTGAGCCACTGCTACACTAGAGCCTACAGTATCCATGCAAATCTCCTTAAGCGTAATCGATTAAATCGTCTCACTATGTGGACAGTGATTTACCTCACATAGATTACTTAGATTTACCCCATCCACCACCTTTAAATATAAGCCCAGGTGCTGAGTAAATACGAGTCATTTGTAAATGACATCGTGGGCAACTCATGGCAACGCTATCATCATCATAAGATCTATGTACTGACCCATAGGTGCCACATTCATTACAGCTGTATTCATAAGTCGGCATTAATTCTCCTCTAAATACATCGCCCAAGCGTACTGTTGATTCCAGGGCCATCTGGCATCTTCGTTGGTTATTTTATCTTGATAAACCCTGCGCTCTTGATAACGATAACCTAATTTTTTAACTAATTTACCCCTCACAAAATAAGGCGGTCCTTGATGCAAATAACCTATGGCTTGGCGCAATAACGTTATATTATCTTGAAACAAACCTAGACCACGATTGCATTTGTCACATAACAAACCACGAACTTCACCAGTTGCGTGGTCATGATCTATACATAAGGATTTTTTATTATTTGTATTTTTGCAAATAGCACATAATCCTTGCTGTTGATCGTGTATACGATTGTATTCAGCAACAGTAATGCCATAAATCCTTATGTTTGCAGCTCTTTGTTGCTCTTTAGTTTTGCGACCACTTTTACCAGGCATTACTTAGCCCCAATCAGTTGGCAAGTGTGGCAGACCACGGCTTCAAACTTCCACCCACCACACTTATCACATCTGCATATATCAGAGTCTTCTATATGCAAAGCTTCTACTATATTTTTGACCCCTACGCAACCACAATCCATGCACTGATAAGCCTTAAATCCTTCGGGCGTATCAATCTCGTTTAACCATAGAAACTCGGTATCACGCTTGCAGCCATTACATTTGAAACGTGGGTGCATTATGGTAATATCCTTATTGCCTGCAATGGCACTGAGTACATACCAAATACTTACCATCATGTATAAGTCTGTCGTCATTACAGCTCATACATTTGTCGGTTGTTGGCTCTATGGTTATCTTGTCATTTTCGAAACGTGCTTGATAACCTGAGCCATCTACGATCTCTAAATACCCCATCATTCACCCCCATCCCAAAACCATGATCCAGCAGCTGTTAGTTTGTGCCATCTAGCCTCACACTGTTCGGGCTTTGCAGCACTGCAAACATAGCCATAATAAGATTTACCAGTCTTAGCGATACCCTCTTTAAGTATCATCATGCCATGCTTACATTCTTGCGCCTTAGGTGGCATAGGTATTGCTTCAACTACATCACCTACTGACCACACTGTCGGCTCTTTCTTGTCCTCTGCAAAAGACTCACGCAACACATTCTCTACAGCTCTTGCTCTAGATCCTGGTGGTGAATAGTTTGCAACTCTCTGCATTTCAACTCGGCTAGGTCTTGCACCTTTTTTTGAATAGATGTAATTAGCCAAAGCCCTACCGATTGCACTGCTCTCTGCAAGTTCACAAGCAAACTTATTAAAACTAGAACCAGTACGGATCTCCGATGCCCAACCAGTCGCAACTGGAACCGCATCAGCTGTAGTTCTGTATAAGCGAGCCACAAACACAAACTCATCTGGACTAGCATTTGGCCGATTAACAAGTTCTGTCTGAATAGACCCATCTTCATTTTCTTTCCACCACTTCTCTAATCTTTCTTCAACTGTTTCATATTGACTTAAATCAAATGCCATTAGTCTTGCCCCCATGTGTAGTTGATATCAGTCTCTGCTTCGAGGACTGTCTGGTATATCGAAAGGTAAGCAATAGAGTCGATGATTGAATCGCTGTGATTTGGTGACTCACTAAGCCTAGACACCTTAACGAGCGCCATACATAATGCGACTTGACTAGGTGTAATTGGATGGTCGAGATATGCCGACCAGAGCTCACTGATCCTTTTATGGTTTGTGTAAGGGTGACCATAGACCGATCCCCTTGTATGCACCAGATCGACAACATCTGCGAGCAGCTTCTCAGTTTTTGTCATAGTCAAATACCTCATCTGACTTTGCCTTGTTTTGAATCATCCTGCGGTGCATATCCCAGCCATCTTTGCGGCCTCGCCAGTAATGTGTTTGCTTCATATCATCAACACGCATTAGCACTAGCCAATACGCCAGACTTAGCCCTATAAATAAATACACAGCTAGTTCAAGTGTCATTTGTAGCCCCATCTATGCACACATACTTTGTGGCACAGGCATAGTGTTGCACCTGTGGGTGACCTTGTGGATTATTTAGGGCAGTTTTTTTATAACGATTAGATAACGTTAATATCGTCGAAGTCGTCGATGTGATCGTCGATGGTGCGCTCGACGTACTCTGTATTAAGCCCCATAATGTCTGCCTAATGCTGTAAATGAGCCATCCTTATTAACTGGCACCAGGGTCGGTGTCAGGGTCTTGCCCGTGGCTTCTAGTATAGCAAACCCACCCTGCCAATTTGCGCTTCCATAGCGTATATAAGAGGCTTTTCTACGATCCATAAGGTTTCCTACCTCAACCCCATATAAGGCCCTGTAATGGCCGTTTATGCCCTCTGAATAGGCACTCATGCCCAGCCTATGGCTATGGCCTGCAATAACTGATTTGCCAAACTTTTTAGCCAGGTTAAGAGCTGTGATCCCAGCGTGTTGGCTCATGTTGCCTTCGTCTCCATGGCACAAAACCCAGTCAGGGTGGAACTCATATGCTTTGCGGTGGTAGGTCATGCCCATCTCAGCAAATGACATAAAGGCTGGGTACTGCAACTCAGGCAGATTGATTAAGCCAGGTACTTTTAATAAAGTGTTGTATAAACGATCAGTATGGTTGCTGCGAATAATGTGCATCTCTGCACTGTACTCACCGATATCCCAAAGGATCTGCTTACACAGCTCACGATCTGCATGTAAGTCCTCTGAATAAGCCAAAGGTGTGCCTTCACTCCATTTGCTAATTGATTGAAAGTCAATCTCATCCCCGACCACCAGTACAGAATCAAATTTCTCACGCCTCGCTAACTTGATTACATTCTTTACAGCTACCTCATGATGATAAGGGACCTGTAGGTCGGATATTACTAGCCAACGCTTAATCGTCATCCTCATCAGGAGTAGGGATCATAGGGATTATGCCCCTATCGCCTACTACCCAATCGGGCATAGACTCTGGGCTATCCATTAAATACAACGCAACAGATTCACTAAAGCCTGCCTTGCGTGCAGCTTTATACATTTCGTGCTTGGCAATATAAAAGACCTCTAGCTTAGATAATGGGTCAGGTGACTTGCGGACCTTGCGCCTATTGATCTTTCTACGCTTGCGAGTAGTTGCCATAGTTTTAATTATCGCTTACTGATTAAAATAAAGAGATCATCAA